CAAGCTAGATATTAATCCTCACTCTCTAATTCTTCAAATAATTCATCGTTAGTGACAAACTCACCGTTTTGAACTCTTTCAACTGCTTCATCGATTTCAGTGTTGTATTGTACCAAACTAGTTTTACCAACTATTTCTTTATCAGAAGTTTCTGATTTTTGAAGAAGTTCCAAAAGTTTTTGGTCATTTTCACTTTGAAAAGAGTCCATTTGTTTTTGAATTTCAATAGCCTTTTCCAATTCGTTATATTTTTTAGAATCGTAGTTAATCTCACCACTAACTTTATCCAAAATCATGTAAAGTTTTTTACGAATATCACCTCTACGATTTTTAACATAAACTAAATAACGTTGGCCAGTAACTTCATCGATACGAACGTACACCATTGCTGTTGTGTTATGTTTAAGTTTGGTTGACCCAGCGTACTCACCACCTTTTGTAATATGTTGAATAACGTCAAAAGATGTGTATTTTTGACCTTCGTTTTGACCTTTTGTGTGTTTAACCAATAGATTAATCAACCAAGTTTCAACAGTGGACGCATTCATTTTGTTTTGGGAATCTTTGATTTTATCTTTTACATCCATAAAAGAGTCCATGATAACATAATCCCAACCCATATCAAGAGCCTGTTCCAAGGCTAATTTAGGGTTTTCATAATCAGCCATGTAAAGAGTGTTCAAATTCATCAATTGTGGTAACTCTTCAGCCAATTCACGGTTGTCAATTGGGTTCATTTCAGAAGAAATATAAAGACATTTTTTATCAGAGTTGTGACGTTCAATACCAGTCATTTTATCAACCAACATTGTGGTTTTACCTGAACCAGGTTCACCAACAACAACGGTTATTGTCGCAGGCATTGTACCACCTTTTTTAGATATTACGGTGTCAATGAATTTACCACTTTTTAACGGTATAAAAACTTCAGGTGGAAAATTAAAATCGGTTAGTTTTACAATTTGTACTGATTCTTTTTGTTTTGTCATACAGTTTGTGTTTAGTTTTATTTACTCTTACAAAGATATAATATTCTTATTTAACAAACAAATTTATTTATGAGTAAAGAACAAGTTGAACACCCTTCCCACTATAATCAAGGTAAAACTGAAATGTGGGATTATTCTGCACAACATGACCTTGATTTTTTTGAGGGTAACGTTGTTAAATATGTGACTCGTTGGAGACATAAAAATGGTATTCAAGACCTTTATAAGGCTAAACAATATTTAGACAAATATATAAAAATTCAGGAAGATAAATTGAAAGAAAATTCGTGATATTTATTATTAAAGTAATTTTTAATGTCGACTTTATTAATAGAAAACAAGTATCTTCTTATTGAAACTGGTATCAGAGATATCAATAAGTTAGCTGAACGTTACGATAGTGCCAAAATATATTTCCACCAAGATTTAGATGGTGTGACAACTGCTATAGCGATGAAAAACTACCTAGAACAACATGGTATTAAAGTTGTTGAGGCGGAAGTTATTCAATACGGTGATAAAGAATTTTCAATTAAAAAACCAATGGCAAGAGGTGATATAATGCCAGTTTTAGTTGACTTTGCACACGGTAAGCCAATGTTCGTTATCCATACAGACCACCATGATAAACAAGTTGGTGCTGAAAAGGGGGCTTCAAAATCATTTAGACAAGCACGTTCCAATGTTGAAACCATTTCTCAAATAGTTTCTCCTAAAGAAATTTTTCCTCATTTAGATATTTTAATGATTTCCACAATTGATAGTGCTGATTACGCAAAAATGGGTATCACACCTGAACAGGTCATGAACTATGTGTTTGTTTTGGATAAGGAAAAAAGTCTTGAACAAAATAAAAGGGCTATGGCACTTGTAACTAATAAATTATTATTAGCTTATAAAAATAAACCTAATTTTTTAGAGAAATTAGTGATGGAATCTTCAGCCTCCCTTTTAAGTATTTATCAAAATATTGTTAGATTAGCTAAAGAAGAAGGTTATGCGTCACCAGAAGTTATGACTCAACATGCTAAACAATATGCTGAGACAATGAAAACTAGTCAAAATGTGAAGTATGACCCAACAACGGGTATTATTTCACAATACGGTGGTGGTTCTATGATAAAACCTGGTTCTTATGATAGGTACGTACCTTTTAAAAACTTCCCTGAAGCGAATTTTTTAATCATAGCTTGGCCTCTAGGTTTATTACAAGCAAGTTGTAACCCATTTAAAGCAGAAAGAAGTTTAAAAGGTGTAAATTTAGGTGAAATAGCACAAAATGTTTTATCTAAAATGAGAACTCAATTAGAAGAATATGTGATAACTGTTGATACCATAAAATATTTCGCAGAAAAACATAAAGATTTCACTCAAGGTTCTGTTGGTTTTACATATAATGACTTGATGGCAATTTATGGTCAAACTGAAGGTGGGGTTAAAGGTTTAGATACAACCCCTGAAGGCTCATCACCTGATTATACAGTTGAGAGATGGAGAAATGCTATTAAAAATGTAATGAATAAACCATATACACAACTAACTGAAAGAGAAACAAAAGCACTTAAAATGTTATCGGTTAGTGGTTGGGATATGATTCAGGCTAACAGTGGTGGTCATAAATGTATCACTAATATTTCGGGTTTAATGTACTTTGGTAAGGCAGGTACACAATTCCTTAAAGAATTACAATCAGCGTTTGAGTTGGAACTCAAATCTATTATTTTACAAAATAACCCCCCTACTAAAAAGAAATAAAATGAGTAATATAGAAACAACTAAAAGATTAATTAAAGAGGGTCATACAACTGTTCATGAAAATTTAACAGATGCTATGATAAGTATCAAAAAAAGTAACCCAAACATATCACACAGTGATGTTATGAAAATTTTAAAAGACGAATTTGATAAATTTATAAAACATCATTCAGATAGAATTGATTTACCAAAACCTCCATCAGAAAAACCTAGAATATTTAGAGACAAAATGCCATTAATATCAACACCTTATGGTGGAAAAAGAAAAAAGGACTAATAGTCCTTTTTTTTTAATCTTTTAAATAGTTTTCTATGTTATCAGCAATATTTTTTAAGTCAGAAAGATAACTTTCATTACCAGGGTGTTCCGTATCAAAATAATTCATTTCTTTTAAACACTGTAAATAATCATCTTTTGTTTTTACTTTACTTAAACCAACGTATGATTGGTAAAAAGCGTAATCGATACACGCATCTTTCCAAGTATCATAATTAGCGTGTCCATGTTGTACCCCATTTTGTTTATTAGGTCTCTTAGTCGCCTCCTTCATACCAAAAGGGTTATGATTATCCTTCCAAATTGTAGATTTGAATCCACTTTCTTTCATCGCTTGAGCAAATACAAGTTCAGGAAACTTGATGTTTATTCTTTTTAAGTATTCGTAGAAATTTCTTTTACTAAAAGAATTATTTTCCGAATCCATATAAAGTAAAACAACGTCATTTTCGGTTATTTTCTCATTTTTTCCAGTTTTCAACCCTTCCTTGTAAGAAATAACGCTAATAACAAAAGAAAACCACGCAATTATCATAACAGATATTAAAATAACTCTTGGTTTAATTTTGACCATTTCAAGTTGTTTACAATCCCATTTGTAAAGTTTCATATTTTTAGTTTTTTGGTTTATAACAAAGATAGTAAAAAATATGATAACAAAAAACCCCTCTTATGAGGGGTTTTAATTTTATTCACCTTTATCGTCTTTTTTCTTCTTAGATGATTTAGGTTTTTTGATATCAATCTTAACGTCTTCAATTTTTGTGTTGTAAGATATTACAATTGTGTCACCAATATTGAGTTCGTTTTCTAAAACTTTCTCAGCAATTGGGTCTTCGACATATTTTTGGATTGCTCTGTTAAGAGGACGTGCTCCATATTTCTCGTCATAACCCTTTTCAATTAAATACTCTTTAAGAGTTTCGTCAATACTAAGGTTGTAACCCATTTCCTTAACTCTACCAATCACCTCAACAAGTGGGATATCAACAATTTTCTTAATATCTTCTTTACCGAGTGATTTAAACACGATAACATCATCAATACGGTTTAAGAATTCGGGTGAGAATGCCTTCTTTAAAGAATCTTGGATAACTCCTTCAGCGGCTTCATCAGCTCCTTCTGTTTTTGACTTAGTACCAAAACCAACTCCAGTACCAAATTCTTGTAATTTACGAGCTCCAACGTTAGAAGTCATAACAATAAGACAGTTTTTAAAGTCAACTTTACGACCTAAACCATCACTCAAGTGACCGTCATCAAAAACTTGAAGTAAGATATTGAAAACATCGGGGTGAGCCTTTTCAACTTCATCTAACAAGATAACTGAAAATGGTTTTCTTCTTATTTTTTCAGTCAACTGACCACCATCTTCGTAACCAACGTAACCTGGAGGAGCTCCGATTAATTTAGATACTGAATGTTTTTCCATATACTCACTCATATCAACACGGATAAGTGATTCCGCTGAACCAAAAATACTTTCAGCCAACATCTTAGCCAAGTGTGTTTTACCAACACCTGTTGGACCAAGGAACATGAAAGAACCAATCGGTTTCTTTTGATTTTTAATACCTACACGATTACGTTTAATCGCTTTGGTTATTTTCTCAATAGCCTCATCTTGACCAATAACTTTAGTCTTAATTTCTTTATCCATATTACGAAGTTTTTCGTTCTCACTTTGAGATACTTTGGTAACAGGGATACCAGTAACCATTGAAACCACTTTTGCTACATCTTCTTCATTAACAGTAGGTCTTACCTTATCAAGATTTTTAGCCCACTCATTTGTGGAATGTTCTAAATCATCTTGTAGATGTTTTTCTTCATCACGAAGTTTTGCTGCGTCTTCATAACGTTGTTGTTTTACCACCTCAACTTTTTGACGACCAACTTCAGCAATTTTTTCTTCAAGGTCTAGAATTTCTTGTGGTGGTTTAATATGAACTTGCATTCTAGCTCCAACTTCATCTAAAATATCAATAGCCTTATCAGGTTGTTCACGGTCACTGATATAACGGTCAGCTAAATTAACACAAGCCTCAATTGCTTCAGTTGTGTAATTAACCTTGTGGTGGTCTTCATACTTATTTTTAATGTTATTAAGAATAATAAGGGTCTCATCTTTAGATGGTGGGTCAACAACTACCATTTGGAAACGTCTTGCTAAAGCACCGTCTTTTTCAATATTTTCACGGTATTCATCAAGAGTTGTCGCTCCAATACATTGGATTTCACCACGAGCTAAGGCTGGTTTTAAAATGTTAGAAGCGTCAAGAGAACCTGAAGCGTTACCAGCACCAACCATAGTATGAATTTCATCAATAAATAAGATAACATCATCAGCTTTTTCAAGTTCCTGCATGATACCTTTCATTCTTTCTTCAAACTGACCACGATATTTAGTTCCTGCAACTAAAGATGCTAAATCCAAACTAACAACACGCTTATCAAAAAGAATACGAGGACATTTTCTTTCAACAATTTTAAGAGCTAAACCCTCAACAATTGCCGTCTTACCTACACCAGGTTCACCAATAAGAATTGGGTTGTTCTTTTTACGTCTTGAAAGGATTTGTGAAACTCTTTCGATTTCATCTTCACGACCAATAATAGGGTCGATTTCACCTTCAGAGGCAAGTTTTGTAATGTCTCGACCAAAATTGTCAAGAATAGGGGTTGTTGATTTACCTTGAGTTGCTTTTTTAGCTTTTTTACCCAAGTCATCGATTTCTTCAAAATCTCCTGTCATATTCATTATTTTTTGTTTCTTTAAATGTACTAATGTTTCTTTAAAAGTTCTATAGGTAATACCCTGATTTCCTAAAACTTTTGTCCCATCCAACGATTTATTTTTTAATATAGATAAAAACAAATGTTCTACCCCGATAAAATCGTCTCTTAATTTATCCGCTTCAAGTTCAGCGGAACTTATAGCGTTTTTTGAGGATTCATTAAGTGGGGCTATTTTTACTTCTATAATATTAGGGTTTTTAATCTTAAATCTCAAGTAGCCTTCTAATTTTTCCATTAAATCTTCTACATCTGAACCCATAGCCTCTAAAACTTCAATAACTTGGTTATCTTCAAGGTTTAACATTGAAAGTATCAAATGTTCAGGTTTTATTTTTGTATCACCAAGTCTTACCGATTCTTTAAAAGCCCCTCTAATTGTGGACTTTAAATTAGGAGTCATTTTTTTCATTTCCTGAATTTTATTTTAAATGAAATATATTTAAAAATAAGGGAAAGAAAAGTTTATAGAACGATTCCCTTTTAACGGTAAAATAGTTAGTTTTAAAATAAAAATTATATGTTATACAAAAAACTTACACTTTGGATTAAGGACAATGGTTCTGTAATCGCTTTAGAATATCACAGGGTTATGGTGACAGTATCTGGTGATTATATGATACTTTCACTTCATAATGATGATAGTACAGAAGTTACTACTGAGGTACACCATTTAAGTACCATAAAAAATTGGAAAACTTACATTAATTAATGTTTATAGAAAGAACCGAAAAAGACGGGATAACTTCCTGTCTTTTCAAATCATCCAATATCTTGGCATCAAATTACAACCAAGAAAAAAAAGAGTTAACTATTATCTTCAATGAAGGACGTAGATACACTTATTCAGATGTTAATCACAAAGATTATCATCGTTTTGAAATGGCTGAGAGTCAAGGTCAATTTTTTAATAAGTACATTAAAAAGTACCCAACTAAGAAAAATGACGACATAAATCCAGTAGAATTGTTAAACCGAGTAACCGAAATTTTAAATGAGCAAAATAGAACAACAATACCTAAATCTTCTTAAAGACATCCTAGAAAATGGAACCACAAAACAAGACCGAACAGGAACAGGCACTATCTCAGTATTTGGAAGACAACTCCGACATGATTTTCGGGACGGATTTCCTTTACTCACCACCAAGCGAATGGCTTTTAAAGCGATTGTCACCGAGCTTCTCTGGTTCCTCAGAGGTGATACATCAATAGAGTATCTCTTGGAAAACGATTGTAATATTTGGACAGGAGACGCATACCAAGCGTACCTCAAAGAATGTGAAAAATTAAAAAAAGATGAGGAAAATAAGTAATTTTTATACCCATCA